AAGTTACACGTTCCCCACAAACTTCAACGCAAACTCTGTCGGCCCTATCACCATTGTTGGCGGCGCTACAGTTACCCTTCCTAGCGGTAGCCGTTGGGTTGTTCTTTAAGGAAAAATTATGTCTCTTGTTTTAACAGGCTCAACTAGCGGAAGTTGTACGCTACAAGAACAAGCTGTGGCGGGAACGACTACGCTTACTCTGCCGACTATCACAGGTACTGTTGGTATCTTAGTTAGTGGTACGTCTGTTGCGTCTACTTCTGGCACAAGCATTGACTTTACTAGCATTCCTGCTGGCGTAAGGCGCATCACCGTTATGTTTAATGGTGTAAGTACAACTGGCACTTCACCACCCCAGATTCAAATTGGCTCAGGTAGCGTAACAACTTCTGGCTATCTTGGCTCAAATACTTTTCTTAACGCTACGATTGTTGGAGGCGCAAACTTTACAACTGGTTTTGGTATTGGTGTTAGCGTTAGTTTGTGGAGCGCGGCTACTGTTTTTCACGGAACAATTGTTTTAACTTTACAAACTGGAAATACTTGGGTGTGTAATGGAAACAATGGAACGTCTAACGCAGTAGGCACATATTTAACAAACGGTTCTCTTGCACTTGGCGGGACTCTTGACCGTGTACGCATCACAACCGCAGGCGGTACAGAAACATTTGACGCTGGTTCTATTAACATTCTTTACGAGTAAACATCATGCCTACAAAAATCATTGTTGATCTTGCAACTGGTCAAGTTACTGAAGTTGAACTTGAAGGCGCTGAGTTGGAGGCGTACAACGCTTCGTTGGCGGCTCAAGTTGTTGCACCACCCGCTGAAGTTGTTGCACCACCTGCTGAAGAGGCTAAATAATGTCTGTCATCATCAACGCATCAACAACGTCTGGTTTAACCCAGACTGCTGACAACAGCGGAACGCTAGAACTACAAAGCAACGGCACGACTAAGTTAACTGTTAGCTCTACTGGCGCTTACGGTCAATTGATTTCTGGTACTGCTGTTGCTTCAACAAGCGGTACGTCTATTGACTTTACAAGCATCCCTTCATGGGTCAAACGTATCACCGTAATGTTAAATGGGGTTAGCACAAGTAGCACAAGTGCTTTGCTAATTCAAGTTGGCTCTAGCTCTGTATCAACTTCGGGTTATACATCAGTATCCCAAAACGTAAGCACAGGAACATCGTCATCGGCTGGTTTTTTGTTAAATGGTTCATCAGCAGCCGCACAAACTTACACTTCAGTAGTTCCAATCTGTTTGGTTAGTTCTAATACTTGGGTGACTAGCGGCGTACTTGGTATCGGGTCAACGGCTACTAACATTACAACTTTTTCAGGTTCTAGTCCTGCATTGGGTGGCGCTCTTGATCGAGTTCGCATAACGACTGTCAACGGCACAGACACTTTTGACGCTGGTTCAATCAACATTCTTTACGAGGGCTAATCATGTCAACAATTATTGATGGCTCCGCAAGCGTCACGATTAATTCAGGTGCTGTTCTAGGCATTACGTCTGGCACAGCCGTAGCATCCACATCAGGCACTAGCATTGATTTTACGTCTATCCCTTCTTGGGTGAAACGCATCACTGTGATGTTTAATTCCGTGTCAACAAACGGCTCAAGTATTCTTCAAGTTCAACTTGGTTCTGGTTCTATTGATGCAACGTCATACACTGGCTCTGCAACAAATATTGACAATGCTATTGGTGGTACTGCTAACTCTACTGGTTTTTTATTGTCTGATGCAAACAGCGCAGCAAGTACCATGATGGGTATAGCCACAATTGCGTTGTTAGGAAGCAATATTTGGATTTTTAGTTCAAATGGCACATTAGGTTCAGCCGCACAAAGTAATACTGTTGGTGCAGGCGTTAAGACGCTTTCAGGCACTCTTGACCGTTTACGCATCACTACAGTAAACGGAACCGACACCTTTGACGCTGGTAGCATAAATATCTTGTATGAGTGATTCTGTGGAAACAAAGTTGGCGGTGCATGAAGCCATCTGTGCCGAGCGTTACAGCCGCATAGATGACCAGCTTACGTCTGGCGAAAAGCGCATGACCAAGATTGAATACCTGCTGTATGTGGTGATCTTGGCTGTGCTACTTGGCCCAGGCGTGGCGGCTGAGTTCATCAAGAAGTTGTTAGGCATCTAAATGTGGACCCAATCAGTCTCCTTCTTATGGCACAGAGTGCGGTTGGGGCTATCAGGGCTGGTTGTCAAATGCTTTCAGAAGGTAAGGCAGAAATTGGCAAGTTTAAAGAGCAAATCAAAGGGGGCGTAGCAGATGCAAAAGCAATCTTCAAAGAAGTCACAGGCATCTGGGGGTGGATTCAGTCTCTGTTCTCCACTGAGCAAGCCAAACCAAAACAATTGGCCCTTCCTACTTCAGAAGCAAAACCAAACGCCAAGCCTGTTGCAAAAGCAAAACAAGAGTTAAGTTTTGAGGAATTCCAAGCAAGAGCCGTACACGACATTTGCGAGAACCTTAAAATTTACTTTGAGGCTATGCGCCAGCTAAAAGCGCATTGTCGGGAACTTGAACAACAAGCCCTTGTGACCGAGCGAGTTGCCGACAGCGCGATTGATCGTATTGAAATGGAATGGCAAATGAACCAACTTTCTGCCCAACTAAAACAATCCATGATCTACGGAACGCCAGAATCATTGGGGCTAGGCGCTTTGTACCAAGAGTTTTTGGTCAAACATGGCGAAATCCTAGAAGAGCAGGAAGTTGCTAGAGCGTTAAAAGCAAAGAAATTAAGAGACAACGCATGGCGACAAGAACACCGCAACCAAATTCTGATCGCCAAGGCAACTTACGCAGTGGCAGTAGCAATGGGGTTCCTTCAACTGATTGGAATGTATTTCACTCTATGAAGGAATTTTGGTTTTGGGTAGCTATCGTAACGCTAATCATCTTTTGCTTGATGGGGTTGTCGCTTGCCATAATCCATGTCAACAAACAAATTCGAGAGCTTGAAGTTTTAATAACTAGACTTGAAGAAAAAAACCGCAAACAACAACTTTTACTAAAGAAATACTACGATGAATGATCTACTCAATCTTCTCAAGGGTATTGCGCCTACTCTTGCAACTGCTGTTGCTGGTCCTCTTGGGGGCGCTGCCGTATCTGCCATTGCTAATCGGCTTGGTGTTGGAGACAGCGTAGAAGCGGTCGCCAAAGCCATTGCAGGCGACCCAGCAGCCGCAGCCAAACTGCAAAAGTTAGAACTTGAATATGCCAAGCTAGATATGGCGAACACCGCCGATGCGCGGGACATGAACAGCAAAATTCAAGAATCTGCCAATGCTGCATGGATTGCAAAGAACGCCGCCTACATCCTTGACTTTGCAATTGTGAGCGCAACCATTATCATGACTTGGATTGTGTTTTTTAAAGGCGTGCCTTCTGAAAACAAAGAGATTGCTTACATGGCTATTGGTTCGCTAATTACCATGTGCGGTACTGTTCTTAACTTCCATCGTGGTTCGTCTGCTGGTAGCAAATCCAAAACTGAAGAAATGATGAGAACAATCAAATGAACTTAACGCCACACTTTACTCTTGAAGAACTTACGCACACCGACCACCGTGAGTTTGACAACACGCCCAATGATGCTGAACTAGCTAACCTAGTGCGTCTAGCTGACTTCTTAGAGCAGGTTAAAGCTGTTTTAGGTGGCAAGCCAATCATGATTAATTCTGCTTTCAGGTCTAAGCAGGTGAACGATGCTGTTGGCTCTAAAGACACAAGCCAGCACCGCATCGGTTGTGCTGCCGACATTCGTGTGCCAAGCATGACACCAGACCAAGTTGTGAAAGCCATCATTGCCGCTGGTATTGGCTACGATCAAGTAATCCGTGAGTTTGATCGCTGGACACACATTAGTGTTCCAAATACTGAAGACACAGCGCCTCGCAAACAAGCGTTAATTATTGATAAAGCTGGCACCCGCGCTTATTCATAAATAATTCATACTGCCAACGTCTAATGCGCTTATGAAAATTAAGCGCGTAGACATTCGCCATTCTCAAATACAGAATGAATTGTCGGTACTTCAAAAGAAGTGCTTACCTTTTGATGCGCCTTACAACACAAACTTAGGGTACTGGTGGATAACGTATGACGCATTTAATTTGCCGTGTGCTTTTGCAGGTCTTGTTTGTTCTGTGCGCTGGTCTAACGTGGGTTATTTGTGTCGTGCAGGCGTGTTACCTAGTCATCGTGGACACGGCTTACAGAAAAAACTTATTCGAGCGCGAGTTAGGCAAGCCAGAGCATTAGGCTGGAACTGGCTAATTACTGATACATACCAAAATCCTGCATCTTCTAACAGCTTGATTGCCACAGGCTTTAAATTGTTTGAGCCATCTAACCCTTGGGGTGCTAACGGCACTCTTTACTGGAGACTGAAGCTATGAAGTTTGATGCTCAATTAGCAAGCTATGCAACGGTGCGTGAACTTGAATATCTTGAGGCTTTAGAAAAGTATGGAAGCGTTAGACAAGTTGCCATCCAGTTAAATGTTGATAGAAAATCTGTCCGTAAAGCTATTGATCGGCTTAAAAAACGAGCCGCAATAAGTGGCTATAGCCCTGAGCATGACATGGTTCACCCCGTACCAGACGGGTTTAAAGTACGCGGTGTCTCTACCTACTACAACAATGATGGCAAGGCTGTTGGTCAATGGGTGAAGTCTGGCATTGACGATACACGCCAGCAAGAGATCATCAAAGAAATTGTTGACGGGATGTGTGAGCAAGTGCCTCGCGCAGATGTGACTATTCCTCCAATTGGAACATCGGATAACCTTTGCACAGTTTACACGCTGACCGACAGTCATGTTGGTATGTTGGCGTGGCATAAAGAGGGCGGTGAAGATTGGGATTTAAGCATTGCTGAACGTACCCTTGTAGGTTGCTTTGAGCAGATGGTACAAAGTTCGCCAAACGCCTCAATATGTGTTGTTGCACAGTTGGGAGACTTCCTTCACTATGATTCTGCGCTGTCTGCTGTAACACCACAAAGCGGGCATAGCTTAGACGCTGATGGGCGTATGCCAAAAATGGTTAAAACCGCCATTCGTATCTTGCGTACAGTTGTTGCTAAGGCGCTTGAGAAACACCAAAAAGTGGTACTACTTTTAGCAGAAGGTAATCACGACATTTCTAGTTCGGTTTGGCTTCGTGCCATGTTCCAAGCCTTGTATGAAAACGAGCCGCGCATACAAGTAATTGATAGTGAGCTACCTTATTACGTTTACCAACACGGCGAGACAATGCTGGCTTGGCATCATGGGCATTTGTCAAAAAACAACGCTTTGCCAATTCTTTTTGCTTCACAGTTTCCTAAAGTTTGGGGCAACACAAAAAAACGATACGCCCATGTTGGACACCGCCATCACGTTGAGGAAAAAGAACACAGCGGCATGACCGTTATCCAACATTCAACCTTAGCGGCAAGAGATGCTTATGCTGCCCGTGGTGGCTGGATGAGTGAGCGCCATGTAACCAGCATTACCTATTCAGATAAGTTTGGTCAAGTAGCAAGAAATACTGTCACCCCAGAAATGCTTTCTTAATTTGTCACACACTTGTGGCAAGATTTCATCACAGCAATAGGGCTGTTTTTTTGGAGTTGCCATGTATAAAGTAGAGATTGACATTTCGGCTTGGGGCGGTGATGAAAAGGTTGTTATTGAGACTAACGACTTTGACAAAGTTCAAATCATTCAAGAATTCATTGACTTACAAATGGAAAATGGTTGGGCTGCTGACTACGAAATGGTTGTAGAACTTGACGAAGAAGACGAAGAAGACGAAGAAGACGAAGACGAGCCAGCAACCGTCTCCACCTACGTTGTCACTAAGATTGAAGATTAATCATTTTTAAACCTTCCCGATTTGTCACGGTTATTGTGCTTCGGGAAGGTTTTTATTTGTTCATGTACATCTAGAAAGTAATCTAGGTTTGTACTTTCGTGTTTAATCTTTAACCTTGGCAATATCCTTTTTACCAGTTTTTTTTCTGGTTTAGGCCAAGGCGCACCTGGCACTAAAACTGTTTTTACCATGTTGTCACCAATGTAACTATAAGAACTAGCCCCGCCAAGATGTGCATATCTGTTATTTCAAACATCTGTTTCCCCGATCATTCTTTTTGTAGTAAACAAGTCTTTATGCTGTGGATGTTTTGCTTTCCACAACCTAGCATAAAACGCAATGTAGTCGTTGCTGATCTTAAAGTCATCACCCGTGGTAACAATGTTTGTTTCCCACCTAATCCTGTTGATGATTAGCCAATGACTAATGCGTGTTCGGCCTTTGTTGACAGCTTCGTAAGCAAAGCGCTCAAACAACTGCCAGACATGAGGGTTTGCTTTGTGCCATTCCCACCAAGCCTCTTTTTTCTCTTGAAATGTTTTCATATTGGTACATAAAAGGTGGGGCTACTCGCCATTGGCAACTGCAAATTGCTGACTTTCACCCCGTTGTTTAGAAATCTATATCGTCAAACTCTTGTTTCTTAGGCTTTTGATCGCCTTCTTTGGGGGTGAAAAGGTACGCCCACCCTTCCCAACCGCCCTCAACCAAAGGCACTTGGTCAAGTTTAAGCATCGGACCTTTCTTAGTCTCAATGACGCTGCCGATACGTTGGTAACGCACTTTCTCTTGTCCGTCTTTCTGATACGTTCCTGCGCGAACAGTCACTTCATAGATTGTTGCCATGTTTTTCTTTCAATTCGTTAAGTTTCATAATTTTGCCATCCAGTTCGGTCAGGAATTGGACAACTTCTTTCTCCAACATTTGAATGTAAGCATCGTCACGGGGTACGCGCTTTACAAACAACTGAAGTCCATCTGACATTCGTGGGTCGAATGACACGAAGTCTGCCCATTTTCTGCCCGTACACGCGAGCTGCCAGGCGATCTGCGTCAAATATTTGTTAGGCACAGTTTGGCTCAAAAGCGTATCAATATGTGTGGCTGTGTTTGGACATTTTATTTCCAAAACGCCATCATCACTTACCAAGCCATCAGGAGAAGCGCCAGCCTGCTCAATTGTTGGATGGGTAATCATGGCAACTTCGTCAACTAAAACGTCAGCATGGGCTTCGTATGCCGCCCTAGCTAGTGGTTCAGTCTCAGTACCCCATTGCATAGCTGCATTGGTAAACGACTCCCCAACTGTGCCTGTCATGCGCTCACAGACCAACTGAGCCATGTAGTTTTCACGGCTTGTTGAGTAACCCGTTTTAGTCTTGGCGATAACGTCAGCAACCCGTGAGGCAGTTACTTTGCCAAGCCGCTGTGCAAACCATTCTGGCGAACCTTGCTCAATCATGATAGTGCCGCTTTCTTTTCGTCTTTAGCTGCAATAATTTTCTTTTGCCAATTAGCGTCTGTGCCGCAAGCCTTGTACGCTAACTGGTACGCTTTTTTCAATGAATCTTCATCAGTAGCGTCTTGGATTGCTAACAGGTGATCTGCCATTAAGTTGGAATCCACAGTAGTCTTTGCTGGTCGTGTAGCTGCATTGCCATCATCATCTTCAGGGGCAATGCCGCAAGCCGCCATCAAGCTGTAGCGTCTAGCGTATGTCAGCGCCGAGCCATAACCTTGTGGGTCTTGTTTACTAGCAGGAACTTGCAAGATGCCACATTCAAGCATTTCGCCTGATTCGTGAATAAACACAGTCTCAATCATGATGCCTGTTGAACAGTCGTAACACTTCTGAATCATGGCAATTCCGTTATCGTTTAAAGCGTCTATGACGGCCTCAACGCAAGCGGATAGGTCAGCATATCGGCTACGGAAATGCGGGTTTGTAGCGGTCTTTAAAGCAGGGCCAAAGGCTTTCTGTGCTTTGACCAAGGCGGTGGCAATTTGTTTCATAGTCCTGTCCAAATCAAAATGAATACGGTGAAGGCGGCAACAACATAAAGAACACGCAAGACGCGCTCATGCAATGGTTGTTTTGGGGTTGTGAGTTCGGGGTAAAAAGTGCGTTTGGGTTTCATGTTTGCTCCATCATTTCGTTTGCCAAGTTAGTCATACGCATAGACTCTGTGGGATTGAGATCGTATGTGATGTTGTACAAGCTATCAGCAAGAAAAACAAAAGCATCATTTGGGTCATCAAAAGCGACAATGACAGCGCGGTTCATGCCGCTGAAATTTACGCTAGTAAAGATTTGATGTGCAAACTGATCGGGGAAGATGTAAGTGCGTTTCATAAAGTTTCCTAAGTTACCGCTTGCATTGCGCTACGGGATGACTGAAGTGTATAGCAATTTATACAAGAAATCCATTCACACATAAAAAAAGTGAAAAAAACTGCTATATGTTGTATTTTTGTCGAATTATCTATACAATGCAACGAATGGACATTGAACAGATTATCAGAAACGCAGGCTCACAGAGTGAGCTTGCTAGGTTGTTGGGTGTGACTAGGGGCGCTGTTTGGATATGGAAGCGGGATGGCTTGCCTAAGTCTAGAATTTGGCAGTTGAAGTTGTTGAAACCTGAATGGTTTAAGGAGCAATCATGAGTTACGCACAAATTGAAATGGAGATTGTTCGCCAGGTAGAGGCAACTCGCGGCATTGACGACAGCATTGACTTTGATCTTGAAGCCATTGAAGACTACATGGAATCGTTGGCTTGGTTCAATGAACAAGACAGCCCAGACAAGATGGCAAAGATGATTGGCTGGATTGGCATATCGTTGATTAGCATTTGCGCGACATTGGATGTAAATTTTGTAGAATGTTTGGAACTTGCCCACAAGGAAAGTGAAAGTAACCAAGAACCGTTTGATAATGACGATTCCTAAGTTATAATGTTTTGAAACGAGGCTAGGTGCGAAGTCATGAGCGCACCGAAAAGAGTTACCCCTTCTCCTGCCAAAGTTTCTTTATCAAAGGGGCTGTTAAAAAGCGGGCTATATGCACTACTACCAGCATCACATTGGTGACTTCATCAAGGACACATCGTTCTTGACAAACGAAGAAGTCGGCATTTATTTAAAACTTCTGTGGCTTTATTACG